ATCCTACAGAGATGCAATATGGTTTTGCTGGTGACAGTGTTGAAAGAGTATTCTACAAATATACACCAGACGGTGAAATTCAAGTTGCAAAAAACCAAGAAGAGGCATCACTGGAATATAAATCACCAATTTCTTCTGATGTTACTCCACTCGATTCTCCTAGAACTGTGGAACAAACATCAATGCTACAACAGTCTAATTCTACTGCGGCACAGGTTGCAAGAGATTATATGAAGAATGGTGGAAACACTACTGTGGTTAATGCACCACAAACAACAAATAATACCTCAACAAGTGGGGGTGGTGGAAATACTATTGTTCCTACCGTGATGACTGATAATAGTTCTGCATCACAGGCTGCTTACGCAAACTTCTAATGGTCGTAAATGTTAGGCCCGTCTTGAACTTTGACAGGTTTACAATATGCAGTAACTCTATCTTTGGGGTCTATATACGAACTGTATGAGTAATTACCGTATTGTCTAGGAATGCGTCTTGCGTAGTACTGACACACATCAATGCTTCTGAATATCATTGCATTGGGTTGTATCTGTCGAAACTCACCTGTTCCCATAACAACTACTAACATAAATGCGTGTATCATCTATTCTTAGCATGACGAATTCTTAACTTCATCAAGTCCACATTTGCTTCTGCTTCTGTTCTGGGATGTTCTGGAATATTATCTAAATTATAGTCAATATGAATTACATATGCCAGTAAGGCACTTATGATAATAAAGAACAGAATAAAAGCAATCCACCCCATTACCACTTACCTTGTGCTGACCCAATGAAATAGATAATAGCACCTACAAATACTATACCAATAGCAACTACAATAGTAAGAGTGATTGTCTCTAATAGGTCTTTTCTTAGTTCTGCTTGTTTGTAAACTTCTTTCTCACGTTTTGCACGAATAGAACGCCTCATCTCAGTGAGTTCATCCCAAGTTCCAAAACCATATCTAAAATTCAATATAGTCTGTAACTCTTTTTCTTGTTCCATGATTTTCTTTTCGTGTAGTAAGAGTTGTAGTGCTTCTTCCTCTACAGAACCAGCATTGAAAAGTTTTTTGAAGAGAGGTGGTTTCTTATTCATCTGATGTCCCTTACGAAAATCAGATACAGCAGTATACCACTTACCCATTTGTCCTACAGTATTTTCAAAATCCTGTCCTGCGGCAACAAACTTCTGAACTGTTTTGAATGCCGAGGTCGCTGCCGCTATGGCGGTAAATGGGTCTATCAAGTAACCTCTCCCTCAAATCTCTCTACTCCTATTTATAGATTACTTTCGGTTAGCAAGAGGGTTATCTAAACTTTTTTGCAACTTTCTGTCCATAGAATTTTCTAGTGAAGTCAGTTCTCTTTTGACATAACCTTCCAAACCAGATACCTTGTCATTGAAACGATTGTTTGCATCATCAATCATAGCACGAGCATCGGTCTTAGTTCTGTCCATCAACGCAGTTGCTTCATCTTCCAGTTTGTCAATATCGTTCTCTACCTTTTCCAGTAGTTTCTCTGTACGAATGATTTCGTCACGCAAGTCGTGTTTTGTATCACGCATCATATCAACCGAATCATTCACACTATCTCTGATGATGATAATCTCTTCTTTGAATACTGCAACTGTTTCTTTAACAATCTTCATGTCCTCAGTCATCACAGCAAGTGACTTATCAAAATCTGATAAATCTGGTGCAACGTATTCTTGTATTTGTTCTTTCATATCCATGTAGTCTTTGTAAAACTCAAAGCCTGCCCATAGTCCACCACCTAGTGTTCCTATTAGTGGGATTATTAGTAGTAGTTTACTACCACCAACCTTTATACCACCGTATTCTACTTCTGCCATTTCTCTCTCCTATTTGAAATTATATTGTGAATCTTCCATGATACCAAAATTAGGGTCATTTAAGAACCATCTTGCATATTGATGGTCAACCACTGGTTTTGGTGGATAGAAACTCACTTGATTTAGTTCTTTCTCTGCATAATCAAATCCTGGCACAAATGATATAAGTGCCAATAGTTGTCTTTGTACCAACATTTGTTGTTCTATGGTAACAGCGTTCTCCACTTGTTGTGTTAACTCTATCGCTTTCTTAGCGAGAAGAAGTCTAATCTTGTCATTTTTCGTAACAACCTTCTTCTTTTTAACTTCAGTAGGCGCCTCTGCCTCAGACTCAAGCGCAGCAATTTCCTTTTCAATGTCATCTTCCTGTACCGCCTCTCCTGTACCGACTTCACCATCACTATCGCCTGGCAAAGAATCTGATTGCACTATTTCTTTCTCATCATCCCTTTCCTTTTCAAAAGGATTACTTACATCTTCCTCTTCATTATTATCTTCTGATTCACGTTCCAGTTCAGCAATCTCTCTTTCAATATCATCTTCCATTGCCATCATATCACCCTGTGTCTGTTCGTAATCTTCACTTACAGTTTCTTCTACTGTGGGTATTTCTGTTACGACAACAACTGGAACTTCTGGAATTACAATAGTGAAGTCTATCTCTGGTGCTGCAAGAGCATCTGCAATAGGGTCAACAGTCGTTCCATCATCCAAAATTTCTTCTAGTGCAGCAACAAAGTTTGGACATGACGAATCAAACTGTCCATCTAACTCACACTGTTGATTAAAGAATGCTTGTTGATATCCTGTACACTGTACATCATACAGGGGGTCAAAATCACACTGTTGCAACAGATATGCATCTGCATAACCAGTACACGCTGTGTCATATAATGGGTCAAGATTACATTGTGCAGTCAAATATCCAGTACATGATGAATCATAAAGGGGGTCTAAAGAACATTGTTGGTTCAAGAATGCTTGTGCATAACCATTACAAGTTGGGTCATGTAGAGGGTTCGCAGTACACTGTTGTAATAACAACGCAGCGGCATATCCAGAACATGAGGAATCGAATAATGGATTTGCAGTGCATTGTTGTTGAAACAAAGCATTCGCATAGCCAGGACAGCCGGGGTCGTTTAGAGGATTGTTGTAACACAGATTTGCAGAATAGTTTACATATAGGTGAGATTGGTCTGCCCTAAACTCTGGGCCCCAATATCCTGCTTGATTCGCAATATCTTTAGCAGTAACCTGTACTTCTACATTTCCAAAAAATGAGGGGTCAAGAAAGTTTGTACCGAATGTCTCTGTACCTGTTTTGGTTGTCCAATTTGCAAAATTAGTACCATAATCATAGGTGTAACTCTTAAACAATTTACCACTAGAGTCATAGACATTGACAACAATTTCAAGAGGGTCTACTCCACCACCGCCAGGCTGTCCAGAGAACCAGTTTGCGTTACCGTTCTTGTATACCCATTCGTAATCAAATCCGTCAACCTGTATACCAGCGGCAGCAAGTGCAGAGTTTATTGCGATTGTGTTTGTAAGGGTTTGTTGTGTACCACTCCAATAGTAGGTATTACCCATACCAGTTGACACATCATTACCGTGATGAATATCACCAGAATCAGTGTTTCCTGCCCAACAGTTTACGTTATGAGTACACTGACTAACTGTGCCAGTCCACCCATTACCTAGTATTAGGATGTCACCAGATTGTCCAGAGCCAGTAGTTGATTGCTGTGCGTTAGAGGAGTAAGAGGAAAAGCAAAGCAGTACCGATAGTACCAGCAGCAATAGCCCCTTGTTTCTTTTGTATATCACTCTTTGTCTCCAAGACTTCTTGTTCTGGTTTCATGTGTGGATTTTCTTCCCACCCTGCTGTTGCGGCATCACCAATTTCTCCAAGATACGGGCATGGAGTGCCCGCCATAGTCATGGCATCAAAAGTACGTCTGTCTTGGCAAAGAACCGAAACAGCGGCCACTTTCATGCCCATGTCATAGAGCGTCTTAGATATTTTCAATCTCTCACAATTTACATCCCTGTAGGTTTCTCCTGTAGAAATACCCAGAATTTGTGTTTGTACCGCTCCAGCAACTCCTACTGTACATAAGTCAGATGATGACGAATTTACAGATGGTGAAATCGCAGAAGGCGGTGGCGAAATAACTATCGTTTTCCCAGATGTAGTAACATCTGAATTACTTTTAGTTGTTGTTTCAACAACTGTTTGAGCAAAGGCGCCAGTGGTCGTTAAAAACAAGATACCCAGCGCCATTATAATTTTTTCCAATGTAATACTCCCTCTTATATACTACGACAATATTTATAAGACATTTAATCCATTCAAATTTTTGACACCCATAACAATTTGACGCACACATTTGTCATGCAATTATAATACCATAACGTAGAAATGGGAGCAGAATCTCTTCTGCCCCCATTCGTCTTACTTTACTTCCTAGTCTATTTAGTGTGGTGTTACGATTCTGGTAAGAGACTTACTACACACCAAGGATATTACTACTAGTATACCTTATTCATTTGCCAACTTTTCAAAGTACGACATTGCATCGTCCTCTTCAGCATCAACACTTGCCATAGGAGCAGGTGCCTCAGTTTTGAACGATGGTGTAAAAGGAACTTCTTCCTCATCTACCATCGCAGCGGCAGTTTTAGTTGCAACTGTACCAGATAGTACAGCATCCAACCTAGTTTTCAACTCATCATAAGTCTTGAAGTTACTAGGTGCAATGAAGTCATTCAACGAATGGGTCTTCTTATAGATTGCCTCTAGTTCATCGTCAGTAGACTTTAACTGTGACGTTGAGTCAAATTCTGACTTGTCATAGTTCCAGTAACCATCTACCTTACGAATCTTCAGTTTGAAGTTTGCACCTTCCCACATATCAAATGGATTGATTTGAGGGTCATCTGGAAACTCAGGTTGCATTGCTTCCATCAACTTATCAAAGATTTTCTTACCGAACTTATAGAGCATAACTTTACCGTTATTCTCTGGGTTCGCAGCATCTTCTACAACGTAGATATTAGCATAATATTGCAACTTACGTTTCTGTTTCCTTGCAATCTCCTTATCCGACTCTACACCAGAATTCCATAATTGAGAGTTCATCTCACTAATAGGACAAGTCTGATTGATAGTAGTCAAAGAGTTCTCAATGAACCATTGACCAGTCGGGCCTTGGAATGCATGATTCCATACTCTCACCCACGGCATTTCAGAGTCACCCTCTGGAGCAGGCAGGAAGCGAATTACTGCGTAACCGTTGCCACCCTTATCCACGACAGGTTTCCATAGACGGTCATCCACATAGGACTTCTTTTCACCACCTGATGGTTTCTCATCTTGCTGTACTTGTGCAAGTAATTTATCCAGACTGTTCTGGTTTCTTAAAGTTGATATTGACATATTTTTTTCTCCGTATGTTTATATATGTTTATGTATTTCACATTTCTCATCATGTAAGTTATATAATACTACATCATCCACCCAAAGTCAAGAGATAATTGCAAAGAATTTTTCTCTATATATTGGAGGTTTTCGCAGTGTTCCCACTCTTTCACGAATTGACAAGTCGCATCTGTTCCTAATGGGGCAGTATTAACCTTATAGAATTTCGTATCAGGATAATCTGTAAAGTTATTTAGGTGTTGAGTAATCCAGTTATCTGAGGGCGTCACAGCAGCATTATTAGACAGATAATTATCTGTACCCTTATAAACATTATTAATCAACTCATTCGGACTACCTAAGTCGAATCCAATCAGATATACTTCATCTGGATTTTCATCTTCTAGTGCCATCCTCACAGCAATTGGCCCTGCACTCCAACCACTATAATTCTCTGGAATGATATGTACTTCATCATTCTCTTCTAGGGGGTTATTCCATGTACGAAAGTAACACTTATGTTCCATTGCATAACCAGAGGAATACACTTCATTTTGCATTCCACTATCCACGCAGATTAGTACATCAGGTGTAAAGTTGCGATACAAAGCATTGCAACCATACATCTTACCCTGAAGTTTAAGACCAAACAAAT